CAAGGGATTGGGCGCCAACAACGGCACCTTCTTCATTTGAACCGACTTCTTACTAACCAACAACTTCTTCTTATTACTCTTCATTCTAGCTTTTTGAGATGCTGTTTTCGTCATCGTTATGCACTGTGATTGATTTTGTTTAAAGGGCGTGAATTTAACATGACCCTGAAAACCCAACCTTTGCCAACAATACGATCGACGATTAAATTGCACACGCTCTTGTAGCGGGTACTCAGCATAAGCTTGAATGAGATAATTCCATAAGTCATCATTAAAGCACTCTGAAAACAACAGAGATTGAAATTTCTCATTAACAACGGTAAAATTTCTCTTTTTAGAGTAAACAAACGCCGTATGTTTGAGTTTCGATGCTCTATCAGACGAACAAATGGAGACAAAAGTATCACGAACCACAAGAGGAGTCCGAGACAAGAACTCAACAGAATACAAATCAACCATTCGGTCTGTGCCTTTCAAAGTCACACCAATGGACCGAGCGTATTCTTTAGCTCTGACAGGATCAAAAGGCAAATCTGTGCTCAACCAAATGTCATCACCCTGAATGGACAATATGACATTCGGGAGAGAAATGCCTTGTTCCCGGAGTAGAATACACATCAAAAAATAAGTTATTCTGGAATTATCTTGACTAGTCCCCTTGTGGCCGGAAGGAGTACCTCCAATACAGAGACCAACTCTAGAACCCCTGACAACATATTGTGACAATTGATCAGCAATAGCGCGAAACAATTCAACTCTGTCATCAGGGATAAAAGGTAAGTAGATCTCATACAAATCTTTGTACATACCGTCTGGAACCACAAACTCCAACCCACTGACGTCACCACACCAGTGGTGACGAACTGTGTTGTGTAAGGCCACACGTTCATGATAATCTCTACCATAAACATCCAAACCTAGCACATAAGGAACTTTTGGATCCAAACGGGCTCTTTTTGTGGACTCATACAAATGGTCCACACAATAAGTCTGATTGGTTACTAAGTTAAAAGAAGCACCACAG